AAAAGTTAGCACAGATAAAGTTACAAATGCTGTACAGAAAGTAGTAGATCAAATATACTACGGCAAAGGATACGCTTCGAAATATATTACAGGAGATAATATAATGGTTCCTGAAAAACTTAAAAAAGCTATCTTAAAGGTAAATATGCATAGTTATATGGATAAGAATAATATTGGGTCGTTCTTATTTTGGAACCCTAGCACTTTAGATTATTTTACTTTCGGTAAAAAAGATATAGACACTGTTGTTGATCAGCGACTTGTTGATACTACTGCTGCAAAGAAAACAAACGCAGCACTAGGATTTAGATGGTCAGATCCATACCCAAAGTTATTCTTTATTTAAAATGAGTTATGTCACAGAATATAAAAAAGATAATAGCACAGGAATATATTAAATGTGCAAAAGATCCGGCCTACTTCATGAAGAAGTATTGCCATATACAACACCCAACCAGAGGTAGGATCTTATTTAATCTTTACCCATTTCAAGATAAAATACTACATTTATTTAGAGACGAGCAATATATTATCACTCTAAAATCTAGACAGCTAGGTATTTCTACTTTAGCTGCAGCATATAGTTTATGGCTAATGTTATTTCATAAAGATAAAAACGTTCTTGCTTTGGCTACTACTCAAGCAACTGCTAGAAACTTAGTAACCAAAGTTATCTTTATGTATGATGAGTTACCCAAATGGTTAAGGTTACCATCTGTTGAAAAGAATAAATTATCATTGAGATTGAAAAACGGTTCTAAAGTACAAGCTAAATCATCTTCACCTGATGCTGCAAGATCTGAAGCGGTATCATTACTATTAATGGATGAGGCAGCATTTATAGATAATGTAGAAGAAACATTTACTGCAGCACAACAAACACTAGCTACCGGTGGTCAATGTATGGCTTTATCAACTCCTAATGGTATTGGTAACTGGTTTCATCAAACATGGGAAAAAGCTGAGTCTGGAGAAAATAGTTTTTTACCTATAAGACTACCTTGGACAGTTCACCCTGAAAGAGATCAAACATGGAGAGATCAACAAGATGCAGACTTAGGTCCTCGTATGGCAGGACAAGAATGTGATTGTGACTTCTTAAGCTCTGGTGATACAGTATTTGAACCAGAAGATATGTTATTCTATGAAGAAACATATGAAAAGGATGCTCTTGAAAGAAGAGGTGTAGATGGTAATTTATGGATATGGGAAGGAGTAGACTACACTAAATCTTATATGGTAGTAGCTGATGTAGCTAGAGGTGACTCTACTGACTATTCAGCATTTCATATATTTGATATAGAAAATTGTATTCAAGTAGCAGAATATAAAGGTAAATTATCCCCTAAAGATTTTGGTAATATGTTAGTTGGTATATCTGCTGAATATAATGAAGCATTATTAGTAGTAGAAAATGCTAACATTGGTTGGGCGACTATAGAAACTATACTTGAAAGAGAGTATCGTAACTTATATTACTCTCCTAAAAACCATTTAGATACTGTAGAGTCATATATGAGTAAATGGGAAAGAGATCAATTAGTACCCGGCTTTACTATGTCAATGAGAACAAGACCTCTTGTTATTGCAAAGATGATTGAGTATATAAGAGAACATTCAGTAACTATTCAATCTAAAAGATTAATGCAAGAAATGAGAGTTTTCATATGGAAAAATGGTAAAGCACAAGCACAGGATAGATATAATGATGACTTAATAATGTCATGTGCTACAGCATTATACGTAAGAGATACTGCATTAAAACTACGTCAACAAGGGTTAGATTTAGCTAGAGCACAGCTATCTTCATTTACTAATCTTAATGCTAGGAACAACGCAGTTATACAAACAGTTGGAATTCCGAAAGATAATCCTTATATTATAAAGACCAACACTGGTGATGAAGACATAAGTTGGTTATTAAAATAGACTATTTATATATATTAAACTGAACCCTAATGGCAGATACTTCATTATTTGGTAGGCTTAGACGATTATTTTCGTCCGATGTAGTAATAAGAAACATTGGAGGAGATGAGTTAAAAGTTGCCGATGTAAATTCAATACAAAAAACTGGAAGATATCAAACAGACTCATTGATTGATAGATTCAATAGATTATACGTTTATAATAATAGAAACGTTTATAATCCAAATCTAAACTATCAAACATTACGTATTCAGTTATACTCTGACTATGAAGCAATGGACACTGATTCTATTATTGCATCAGCTCTTGATATAGTTTCTGATGAAGCTACAATAAAAAATGATCAAGGTGAAATTTTAGCAATTAAATCATCAGATGAAAACATACAAAGAGTACTATACAATCTTTTCTATGACGTATTAAACATAGAGTTTAACTTATGGTCATGGACACGTAATATGCTTAAATACGGAGACTTTTTCCTAAAGTTAGAAATAGCAGAGAAGTTCGGAGTATATAACGTGTTACCTTACACAGTTTACAATATTATCAGACATGAAGGATATGATCCTGAAAATCCTAATGAAGTAAAATTCGAATTAGAGATAGATGGAATTGCAGCAGCATCTGATCCTATGGTAACTAAAAAACCAAACAAACAAAATATTACATTTGAAAATTACGAAGTAGCTCACTTTAGATTACTATCAGATGTAACTTATTTACCTTACGGTAGATCATATTTAGAGCCAGCTAGAAAAATATTTAAACAAACATCATTAATGGAAGATGCAATGCTTATTCATAGAATAATGCGTGCACCAGAAAAGAGAATGTTCTATATAAATGTAGGTTCTATTCCTCCTAATGAGGTTGATCAATTCATGCAGAAGACTATAAATGCAATGAAAAAGACACCTTATATAGGACAAGATGGAAACTACAACCTTAAGTTTAATATTCAAAATATGATGGAAGACTTTTACCTACCTGTAAGAGGGGGTGATACTTCTACTCGTATTGATACTACAAAAGGTTTAGATTATGATGGTACAAATGATGTTCAATACTTACAGTCTAAATTATTTGCTGCATTAAAGATACCAAAAGCTTATTTTGGATATGAAGGAGATTTACAAGGTAAAGCTACTCTAGCAGCAGAAGATATTAGATTTGCAAGAACAGTTGAAAGAGTTCAAAAGATATTAGAATCAGAACTTACTAAGATTGCATTAATTCACTTATATACTCAAGGATTTACTGGTGAAAGTTTAACTAACTTTGAATTAAAATTATCTACACCTTCAGTAATATTTGAACAAGAAAAAGTTGCATTACTTAAAGAAAAGGTAGATTTAGCAGCTCAAATGACTGATAGTAAATTATTTTCTTCTGATCATATATACGAAAATATATTTGATATGTCGGAAGATCAATATATGCAAGAAAGAGAATTAGTAAGAGAAGATACGAAAAGATTATTTAGAAATGCTCAAATTGAAGCAGAAGGTAACGATCCAGCTAAATCTGGAGTTACTTATGGTACACCTCATGATCTAGCATCAATGTACGGTAGAAGAGCAACATCAACTCCAAAAGGAGGAGAACCATCTAAATTACCTCCAGGTTATTCTGAGTTAGAAGATAATAAAGATTCAGAATGGGGTCAACCTGGACCAGAAGGAGGAAGACCAAGAGAAAAAGCATCAATTTACGGTACTCAAGAAAACCCAATGGGAGGTAGAGATCCTTTAGGTCAACATGGCATGAAAGGTGGCTATCCATCAGATAATGAGAACGTAATGGAAAATCAATCTACAAACACAGTTTACCTTCAAAATAAAGATATGTTCAAAAATATAGTTTTTGATAAAAAGGAGGAAGATACATCTGAGTTACTTAACGAAGACAACATTAAGGATTTAGGTAATTGATGTATATTTATAAATGTAAACGTGTATAATGAAGATAAAACACTCAAAATTCCGTAATACCGGGCTTATCTTTGAATTGCTAGTAAAACAAATTGCAGCAGATACTTTAAATAAAAAAGATTCTCCTGCTATTGAGATACTTAAAAAGCACTTCACAGGTAGGACTTCTTTAGTTAGAGAGTTCAAATTATATGAATTTATTCTAAAGAATAAAGGTATAGGTCAGAATAAAGCCGAAACTATACTTTCTACTATTACTGAAATTTCGAAAAAACTTAATAGGAATACGCTTAAAGAACAAAAATATTCT